AGAACCAACGATCAATCTTTTCTGTACCGATTCCTTTGGTTGTCTGACCATCACACACGTAAAAACCATCGTCAGCTAGGAAATACGTTAATCCTGCAAAGTTAATGATTGATCCGGCAGAAATACAGCCAAGAGTACGGTTAATTGCGTCAAACTGGAAGAAATACGGACTACCTGCGTAAGACATACGGTAGATTGCACGTTCTAGGAACACGATACCGAACTCGCCACCAGCTAAACCAGTAATATCGCCACCGTCAGGCATGACTTGAGAGTCAGATTGACTAGCAAGACCAGGAGTCCAGTCTGTTTCATCGTTAATATCAGACCAATAGACCTTGTTTTCTTCGCCAGCTACATTAGCAGCGACTACAAAGTCCTTAACTACCGTTACATACTTAGCTTCAGGAGCAGCAGCAGCTAAATCTGTGGCGTAGGTAGATGAATTGAGCGTGTATTGCTGCAATTTACTGTCACCGTTAGCCATAATCATCTTATCGCCATACTGAACTGTATCCCAATACTCAATATTCGTGTATCCAGTAGTGGTTAATGCAGCCATCGCACGAGTACCAGGAGTAAATTTGTAAAGATTAGAAGCAGAAGCACCAAAAAGTGACACTATTCCAGCAGTCTTACCTGCGAAACAAGTCAATAAGTCAGCAGCAGCAGCTTCTGAGTATTCTTCTTCTGCCAATATTGGTGCATATCCATTAGTAACTGGATAACAGTTAACTGCACCCGTTAAAGCACCTGTAACGCCAGGCTGATCTGGTAGCCATTCACCGAATATTATGCGTTGTTTAGCCATCTTATTGCCTTGTCCAAGTATCAGATTGTGAAGCTACTACCGTCCATGTGTTGTCATTTGCTGAAACGATAGTCCAATTATTCGCACCTTCTATCACGTTATCCCACTCGTCACCAATTACATGACCGTCAGCAGTTACGTCAGCGTTTCCGCTAATATTTCCTATGGCGTTCCATACTGCTATTGCTATACATGAAACTTCAGCTAAAGCATCTACAGAAGCACTACCCTGATAATCTACTTCGCTACTAGAAGTTACCGTAGCCGTTCCATCTATCGCAGCAGAACCAACCTGAACTCTTATACCGTCAGCCGTAACCGTTGCGCTACACGCTACATCACCAGTAAAGAATAAGACTCTAGTAGCCTCTGCCGTTACCGTAGCTGTACCACTTACGGCAGCAGTAGCGTTAATTACTAGACCACCGTTAGCCGTTACAGTAGCAGTGCCAATTATTGCGCCAGTAGCACTATAAATAATCCCACCAGCAGCACTTACTACAGCAGTTACATCTATAGAACCTGATGCAGTCTGAATCCTGATGCCAACAGCAGAAACCGTAGCTGATCCGTTAATACTTCCTGCACCACTATAAGTAGCAACAGCGTTAGCTACTACTGTGGCGTTAGCATCTACACTAGCCGTAGCTAATACGACATTACCAGAAGCAGCTAATGACGAGTACGGAGCTTGTGAGTATGCTGATAAACCAAACATTTAGAATACTACCCACTTAGACCCACTCGGTACAGTTACGCTAACTCCATTATTAATCGTAATCGGGCCAGCACTCATAGCCGAGTAACCACTAGGAATAGAGAATGTTGTAGCTACAGTAAGACTATTTAATACGATACCGTTAGCAGAAGCCATCTGGTCTGCATAAGCAGTATTCGCAGCATCCTCATGTACTGATTTAGCAGCAGGATATGTAACAAAAACATCCTTACTATTAGCTGCAAACGATATAGGTGAAGTAGTACCAGAGCTGTTAGACAATACCGTAGTACGAGCTAACGTAGTACCTGATGATGTGTACGTACCGATACCTACTTCCCATGTGTTAGCAGTGCTATCAACAATAGAATAGTAGGTAGTGTTACCGTTTCCGATAACAGAAAAAGACTGGAATCCAGCTACAGCACCAGCAAGCGTTAGCGTACCAGTGCCAGCAGTGGTGGATGTTTCCCTAACACGATCTGCGACAACTAGTGGCATCGCTTACTCCTTACGCCAGAGTTACGCTAAGACCGCCAATAGCTATCTTAAAGATATCTCCAGATGATATAGTTTTAGATGTATCCAATGCTGTGTGATACAGCAAGTTACCGCTAGAAGTAGCATCGAGAATACCAATCCAACCTACAGTACCCCATGAGCCTGAAGCCTGTGGAAACTCTACAGCAGCAGTATTCGTAGATACACCGTTACTAGGCGCACCCATCGTTACCGCAGTACGTGTATAAGAGCCACCAGATACTTCAGTACCAGTATTAGCATCAGTAGGATCAGATGTATATAAACCGATATATACAGCAGCAGGACTTGTGTAGCTCGTATTACGCAATGTAGCGTTAATCAAAGCGTTCTCGAGGAAATTACTCATTTCGGCCATATTTGTTACCTCACGTTATAAGACATTGACATTGGCTGACCACTATACTCACTAGACTGAGCTGCAAGTGCGATTGATGATATTGCTCTATCGTACAAACTAGCCCAAGTCTGTAGTCTTGCATCATTCATCAGATACGGTTCTGCCTCACCTAAAGAAGCGTAAAGCAAAGCATCTGGATAGTTAGTCAAGAAAACATTACCAGTATTCGTATCGCTCAAGAAGTACGGCTGTGCGTAGTAGAGCATCTGTAATTGATAAGCACTATCTGGAACTGGAGATAGTTGTAGTTCAGTCGATAAGACGGTGTAATCAGTAGGCTTACCTGATTCGGTAACTCTGTATGAATTGTAGAAAGCGTTAGGAGCTGAGTAAGCTAGAGTCGTAATAGGATTCGTATTAACGTGAATATCACGCATTTCTAGGAAGTCAGTAGGAAGCCCAACAGTAGAGTCACCGCCAGTAGTTGATGCAGTAGCTACAACCAACATCTGACGAGTTCTAAGCTCTCTACGCAAACGTAACTCAGCTAACTGAATAAACGTAGGAATCATAGCCGTTAGATCGCTACGAGCCAAATAACTAGCTATTGTAGTTTTTAAGTCACTGTAGCTTGTAAACGCCATATTATTCCTCTAGTTGCCCGAAATCATCCCAACCATACTCATACGTACCTATGTGTTTGATGTGCATAGACAGCCCGTGATCCACGTAAGTATCAAAGCCATTATCGCCAGCCTTAACACAGAAATGAACGTCCTCACCTACTACACCTGTAGGCCCCCATCCGGCATCAAACCAAGCCTGTGGAACCTTATCAAACACTTCCCTACGAATCATTACCGCCCCAAAACCAACAGCAGTAACCTTCTCAATACCTTCTTTACCACGAGAATCGACATTAGACCAATGATGGCGAATACCTTTCTCATCTTCTGACTTAACTAACAACTTAGTCGTAGGCATACATGGCTTACGTCTTGTGACTGCATTGACACCGAGAATCCCAACTTCACGAGATAAGATAATTGTTATCAGATCAGGAGGAAAACGCATATCGCTATCAATGAACAGAACAGCGTCACAGCCCTCTTTTAACGCTACCTGAACTAACTTCTCACGCTGATCGAATATCAACGTGCCAGGCATCGTATAAAGGCTTAGACCGCCCTTCCCATCCTTGCATCGAACAGACGCATCGTGTGCAGCCATCCTAGCAAAGTCAAAAGCAAATCCTGTATGAACCTCGTCTCTACATGGAATACAAACGCCAACTCTCATACTGTTCCTCGATATATCTTTAATGGAGCTTGGTCAGGATGGTTGAGCCACTTCTTAAAAGCTACCTCGTCCATTATCGCAAAACCTCTCATGATTCCCATCTCATTTAGCTTATCAATAGCCGTAAAAGGTATCGAGCCTATTAGATGTAAATCTTCTGTTGCGCCTGTCCTTGCTTTGTCCACTTCCCTAAGAACTTTATTACGTTCTAGGATGTCTGATATATCTTGATTAGTCTCGATGATAATACCGCCATCACCGTCCGCATGAACCGTCTGAGTACGAAAGTTTTCCATTAATCCCTCAAAAAAGCCCCCAACCGAAGTCAGGGGCTAGTCAAATTACAGCGAGAAGTCTAAGTCAGCTACGATACCGTGAGCTGCTTCGTTCTTAACTTCGAGAGTAACTTCAGCAAGAATCTGAGTTTTCTCGGAGTCACCAGACTTAGCCAATTCATTAGTCATGAATGGACGTAAGTAAGCCATTGCAGCGTATTCTGGATCGAGAATCAACATATCACGAGTACGCATGAATCTGTCAGGCACAATTGACAGCTGTCCAAAATCGGACTGATAAATATCGGCCGCGCCAATTATCACACCAGCTTCAGGCTTAGTGATCTGATAGCGATTAACTGCGATACCTGCAAAGGTAGAAACCTTCTGCTTACCTGCTGAACCAACGAATACAGCTTTTGGCATACCGCCCGCATCAAAGATTGAAGCAACAACAGTTTTCAACAATGCTTCAGTAGCAGTACGCTGTGTACCATCGGTACGGGTAGATACGCCAGAAGTAGCTGGAGCTGAACCACCACTGCCTTGTGAGCTGTTGGTCTTGATCCATGACAACAGTGAACCCATTGTGCGGGCTACAGTTGAAGTACCTGCGCTACGACCCTGATTAGCAGTGATGATAGTCTCTAGGTCACGTTTCAATTCAGCAGAAGCCTTAGCCAATTGGTAAGCCTTTTCTGATTTACGACCTGCTTTGTTTACTTTGTCCAAAGTACCAGAAACTTGTACGGTCTTTTGTACGATCTGTGTGTAGTTACCCACACGAGTCGTTGGAGACAAGGTTGCTGATGTTGCGTCTGCACCTTCAACTGCTGCGTTAGCGGTAGTAGCTGATGCGAGGCTGTCAGTCTGCCATTCATGGTAAACAGCAGTTGCGCTAGTCTTACCGATAGATGACATAATTGGTGTTTCAGTTGGGCTGATGTTATAGATAACGTCAGATAAATCTTCACGCATACCGATAGCGGTAAATGTTTGATATGTAGGCATAATAGTTCCTTATAAGAATCGTTCAAAAGCGGCTGCGGCATCACCAATCTTTCCAGACTGCCTTACCCTAGCCTTCAGTTTTTTCATATCCTCAGCATTACTATCTCGTGGTTGTGATACACCTGACTTCATAGCCTTTGGTGCTTCATTCACACGTTTCGTAATAGCTGGTTGCGATGCTTTCAATTTATCGTACTGCATAGCTTTATAAAGCGTTAATACTGCACGGGAATCAAATACATTCGCTAATTCATCATCCGAGAATCCAGCCTGTTTGCCGTAGCTGCGTATCTCTTTACGGATTGCCTCACCCTTAACAGGATCAGCATATTCAGGTAACGCACCAACCAACTTCTCAGCTTCCTGTGCGACTGTTGCACGTAGTTGCTGTTGTCTGTCGTATTCCTGCTGTTGAGCTATTTGTTGTCTCTCAGCACGAACTTGCGCTAACTGCTTTTCCCTCTGAGACATCTCTGCAACCTTAACAGCGTATCCAATAGGATCAGTCTCTTTTAGGTATTCCAGATTCTCTGTTTCTTGAGGCTGCATCAAGGCTTGCTCGATATACTGCAACCTCTCCGCATAAGTATCTCGGAGTTGCTTCGCTTCTTGAACTGCATGGCGTTCAGCTTCAACTGCCTTACGTTCTTCCGCTACAGCTTGCGATTTCTTTGTATAATCAGTGCCAAGTTGATACGACTTAATGAGTTCATCAAGGGTTACATCACGTTCTTCTCCCGCAGCTTTCACTCGGAATGTTTGATGTTCCTCTGACTCATCAGCTTCTTCTTGTTCTACCTCAGATTCTTCCGATTCCTCGTATTCCTCTGATTCGGCTTCGCTATCGTTGGATTCTGTGCGCTGTTCTGGTTGTTCCTGTTCGGAGCCATCATCAGTACCCATTAATCCCAAAATAGCGTTTGCTGCACCATTTACATCTAACTGCGCACTTCCCTCTGGAGTGGTGCTTTCAGTATCGCTCATGTTTTCATTTCCATAATTATATAGGGAACCGCCCTATACGGACTACAAAATCTTCCATCTTTTTGCGTCAATGAGCTTCTGGTTAGTAAGCCCTTGAATATAACCTTCTATATCCTCTAGAACTCGGAGGCGTAGATACGCTTGTTCACGTAGTTCCATGTCGCTGTAATCTGTACTTCTAAACTTCTGTATCTCTAATTCTTTCATCTCGTTCATTACCTCAATGAATCGCTCATCTTGAAGTATGCGAGCTGCCCAATCTGCTTTACTCATTGGACTAAACCACCTAACTCTTTAATTGCTTTAAGAACAATCTCAGCCTGTTTCTGACGCATCTGCTCGTCTGCCATATCCATCGTTAAGATTGCCTGTAACTGCTGAACAGCTAACTGTGCTTCTTTAATCTTAATGTCTGACTGTTGTTGCTGATTCTTCATAGCCATCTCTAGACCCTTTTGGGTATAAGACGCTTCTAGTTCCTGCTGCTTTAACTTCAGCTTCTCGCCCTCGATCTGCGCCTTCGCTGCGGTTTTCTCTCTTTCAACGTCCGCAAGCATCTGAGCAACCTCTGCTTGTGCATCGGGAGACTTGGGTTGAGGCTGTGCAAGAGCAGCATCTTGTTCAGGAGTAATCTCGTTAAGAAATGCGTTTGCATCTTTAAACCCTGCTGACTCAATAAACTTTGATAACGTATTGCGATACTGACCTACCGTTACTAGCGGATTAGATGGGCCGAACTGCTGCAATATCTGCTCTTGTTTAGCCAGAATCATTTGCAACATTGCTAACTTCTGATCTCTATCACCTGAACCAAGACCTACGTTAATGCTAATGTCGTACTCATTCGCCCACGTTCTAGGATCATACTGAACGTACTTGCCACGCATACGGATTAACTTAGGCTTATCCTGATACTTAGCCAATAGATGCAAGATGCCTCTGAATAGCGACTTCACGCCAGTATCCGCAAAGATACGAGCGATCAACTCTAGCTTACCGCTATTAGACTTCATCATAGCCGCTACAGCAGTAGCTGTGACGTTAGACAACACATCTGGATCAAGACCTGCGTTAGCGTCTGATACGCCTGTACGCTTGGCTGCAACGCCATCAAGATACTCAAACATTGGGAACGCTTGACCAGTAACGCTAGGTACTTGTAACGGTATCAGAGCATTTGCGTTCTTTACTCGGATAATGCCACCAGGAGTAGCGTTCAACATATCGTCTAGGTTAACCTGACCGTCAACCACACCAACACGAGCATTGTTCGTTAGATACAAGTTATCCAAAGTCTGACGCATTAACGTGGACTTGATTAACTGAATGTCCATCGTTCTGTCAGCCAATGATTGACCAAAGAACTTGTGCGGAATAGGAATAGGACAGATCGAGTGGAATGGAACTACGTCAGTTTCCTCATCCTCAAGAATCTCTGATCCGCAGTAAACGATCCTACGTAACTCAGCGATACCAT